TAGCATAAATCTTACTTCCAGCAGAAACGGCTAGTTTAATTGCCGATAACCACATAATTTAGTACCAAGTAGCTGTTTTTTTCTTTTCAGCTAGCATTCTTTTAGTTCCTCTAACTTTTTCCTTATCTCCAGTAGGAATATTGTTAAATGCACCATCAGCTGTAGTCTTAGATCTTGGATCTACCTCTACATTCTGACTTGGAACTGCCATTTGCTTCGCTTTTTTATAGTTCATCATAATATTATCTCCTTAACATTAATTGTCGTCCATTACAACAGCTGCTTGCTGCACTCCTGACTTCGCAAGACTGACTCCAGCTCGTAATTTTGCTAAATCTTCGTTTTGATCCATCTTATCTTCTGCAAGTTCTTGTGCTTGCATCAATTTAGACCTTTGAAGATCTTGATTTGCCTCATCATTCATTCTTTTTCGTTCGTTTTCCATCGCTCTAAGGTCAACTTCACGTGATTTTAACTTTAATAGAGGGTCATTGTCAAATTGTGATGTAATTTTCTTCTCTTCCTTCATGTATTCTTCTGTCATTTCAGCAATTAGTGTCGCTTTTCTTGCTTCAACAGCGTTTGTCATCTGTTGTAACTGTGCTTGAACTTGCGGATTGGTTGCTGCCATCTGTTGCATCTGCATCATTTGTTGCATTTGCTCTCTAAACTCAAGTTGAACTTGTTCTTGAGCCATAATTGATATGTGTTCAAGAATATTTTTTTGTATTGCAGCCATAATCATAGGATTATTTCTAACCATGTTCGTTGACATAAAGTTTAAGTGTGCAGTTATGTGAGCTCTATGGTCTTGACCAGGAAAAGCTTGAAAAGGTTTGCCTGCCATTGCATTAATATGTTCTAAACTTGGGTCCATCGGTGCAGTTGGCGCCGGTGGTGGTAAAACTGCATCAACATCTTTTACACCTATCGCATTATACATGTTTCTATAGATTTGATACATGTTGTGTAGCTGCGGATTTGATGTTGCGATTTGTAATTGTGTCTGTGCTAAAGTAATTCTTTGACTCATTGAGAATATATTAGGATCAGCAACTGGTATTACATCTACTCTGTTATCAAAGTCTGCTTGTTTTATATTTCTTGCACCACCTACAACATCGTATGGATATTCTGGTGGTAAATATTGTGAAACAATTTTAGATAATAATCTAAATTCTGACTTCATTGCTGCATAACATCTTTTGTGTATTGCAGACATTACACGTGAGCCACGTTCTAGTAATGCAACTGTTGTACCAACAGCCGCTGCTTGATTACCATCGCCCACTTGCATATCAGCAATACTCGCGAATCTTTGACCAGCTTGTACTACAATGCCAAGTAAGTTTAATAAAGTCTGTGATGGCTCTTTGTAAGGTAGTGGAAAGAACGCATCTCTTAAACTACCACCTGGTGCATCTACATCTTTAAACTCACCGGGTTGTATTGGAGCTGCTTCATCTCTAACTCTTACACCTCTTTGTTTAAATCCTGCTGGCAGGTTTGATAATGTACCTGCATCTAATAATTGACGGAGAGCCGCCGTTGCCGTACGACTCAATCCGCCAATCATGTGAATGAGTCCAAAGCCATAAAATCCTAGTCCTGGCAGAAATTTGAAATGGACAAAATATTGGATTTTATTTTTCTTTAGATCATCGGGCGCATAGTTTCGTCTGATAGACAAAACTTTCCTATTGCCTTCTTCTACAGTTACTATGTAGGGCAATTTTATTCCAGTTGGGTCACCATTTTCTCCAACTTCTTCAAAACCTTCTAAGTCTAAATTTACATGACACTCTAACAAAGTATACATTGGTTCGTTCTTACCTGTTTTCTTTGTGCCATCTAGCTCACGTTCTTTTTTATCAAGTTCGTTATTTGTATCTGTGCCTGGCGGGCCTAACTCTACATCTCTGTAAAAACCACTAACTTGTTGTTTTCTTAATTCGTTTTCTGAAATTTTTACTTTATGAATAACTGCCTCCGCATCGTCTAATGAGGTAGCCGTATACGGGACAATTAATTCATCTGCGGGTACAAACTTAGATACAGCTCGTCCCATTGGTACATCGTAATATACCTTTTTAAAAGTTGATCCAGCTAATGGTAAATGAAATAACATTGAATCAAATTCTGATTCGTATTCTTTCATTTGATCCATAACTAAATAGTTCATAAAATCTTTAACACGATTTGCTTGTTGTTCTGTTGCAGGATTTTTAATACCAACAACCTGTGTTCTTACAGGTCCATCCGATGGTAATAATTCTTTGTAAGCTTGCGCTTGAAACTGAGTAACAGCTTCTGCAAGAACTGGGTGAGTTGCACCACTAGCTCCTTGAAATGGTTCTGTTCTGTTTTCGTATTTAAAACCTAAAAGATCTAATCCTGTAATGTATGCTTGCTCCCATTCTTTTCTTGAAGCTTTGTAGTCCATATAGTTTTGAGTCATCTCATTACCAATTGGTTCTAAGACATCGTCAGGTAAAAGATCTGCTAAATTATCAAAATGTGATTCCGTTCCAGGTACATTAATCGTGCCTGGTTCAAAGTCTAATGTTACGCCACCGTCCTCTTCTGGTGTAACTTCAATTTTTGGATTTTCTTGTTCTTCTATTGCCTCCTGAACCGCAACGTCTTGTATTTCCTCTTCTGCAGGAATCTCAAGTTTTGTTTTTGTGTTCGGGAGCGATTTGTCTATATCTGCCATTTAATACTCCTATCCTTTCTTAACACGTTTTAATAAGCCTGACAAGCCCTGTGAATCAGGGTTCATGGATTCTAGCATAGCACCTGATGGATCGCCTGCTTCTTTTGCAATACCACCACCTGCAGCTTGAAACTCGCTTATTCTTCTTGAGCCACCTACACCTGGATCATAGAATCCTCGCTCTAATGCTCTTTGCATTTTATCTTCTGCAAACTTTGCTTCTGATCCTCTATCTTTTTGTAATTGTGATTCGTACATACCAAGATCAAAAAAGTCTCCAGTCTCTGTTTGTGGGTTTACTCTTGTAAAAGGTTCCATAGCTTTTAATACATCTCGCTCGGTTGTTCTTTTACCTGGTCTACCGACATATTGTTTTGGTTGACCCATTTTATCTAAACTACTTAAATAGCCTTGGTAGACATCTGTCAGTTTATCTGCTTGTCCGTATCTTGGGTCAGATTTTTTTAGTTGTTCTTTCATACTTTTACCACCTAAACCAAAAGTTAAATTAGAAATTATCTCATCTTTGTTTGCACCGGTTGCATAATCTGTTGCTGCAAAGAAACCACCAAAGACTATTTCAGGAGCAATCACTCCTGCACCAAGGACTCTTGCTGCAGTCCCTACTGCTTTTGCACCTTTAGCAGTTTTGGTAATATTGTTTATCGCTCTTATGTTTGCTTGATCTCCTGGTGATAAGTTAGTTCCACTTCTAACTTTTTCTAAACCTCTAGCAATACATTGTGTGCTTCCACCTAAATTAAATTCAACTCTACCGCCTTTTGCTTTACCTGGACAACCAATAGCTGCATATTTTGAAAAAATACTTTTTTCTAATTTTCCAACATCAAATTTTTTTGCGTTTTGTTTTGCTAACTCTACGTTATCTAAAAACAATTTAGATTTTTGAATATTTTCTACATCTTTAGCATTTATAAATTCATTTAATACATCATTTAAAGGAACCCCACGTTTTTTAGCTTCTACTTTAGCGGCATCTACTTTTCTTTTGTAAAAAGGTTTTAAGTCACCTTTTTCAGTTATGTATTGTCTAACAAAAGTTTTAGCTTCTTTCTCTGTCATGTTAGGAAAAAAATCAAGCATGTCCATTGATTTTGATTTTTGAAAAACCTCTCCATAAACATTTCCATCACTTAATGTAGCAGTTTTAAATCCATCAGATTGAGCGACATATTTCATTAATAAATTATCTTGCTCTGCTAAAAGTTTTTTCTTTGCTCCTGCAGACGCTTTAGAGTTTTTAATTTTTTTTATTTTATCTTCTGCTTCTCTTATTTTAAAATCTAAGTCTAACGCTTTTGCGTCTCCTTTACCTGCCATGGCTTCGTTAATCGCTGTGGGTGTATAAATTATATTACTTGGCTTAATTTTTACATTAGGATTTTTAATATTTTGAGCATGACCTTTTTGAATACCAGATCCTTCCTCTGCAACCAAAAAATCTTCTACCCCTCCTCGAGCTCTTATATCTGCTCTTCTAGTGTCTTTAGTTATTTTTTGTTTTTCTTTATCTAAAGGTTTTATATTTTTAGGGTTTTCTTTTCTAAAATCATCTCTTAATTTTAGAGCTTCATCTAAACTATCTATGTTTTTATATTTGTCAGCTGTTGTAGCTATTTTAGTTTTATTTTTATCTCTAACTCTTACACGAACATTATATTTTCTAAAAACCTCACCAGTTTCTTTGTTTCTAAAATCTGTGTAAGTTATGTTATCGTAACCTGGTAAAGCTTTAAAAAAAGGTGCATCTCTAGTTTTAACACCTAGTCTTTTTGCGTTTTCTGCACGAGTTAGATTTTCTAATTCTAAATCAGCTCTCTCACCTTTTCTAAACCCAATCCGTCCACCATCAGCCATGGCTGGTCGTGTTAGATATGACATCATCTGTTTATATTCTAATGGTTTCATTATTCTCCTAGCATGCCGGCTAGTCCGCCTTTTGCAAAATCGTCTGGTTCAGGTGGATCATAATCAGGGCCACGATCTGCTGCATATTCTGCAGGATTTTCATCTGCTTGTTTTAATGCTGCTTCTCTTTTTTTAGATTCTACAAACTCTTTCATTGTAGGCTTATTATCTCCTCTTGCATATATTTTAACTTTAGTTAGATCAGCTGTTAAGTCTCTTGTGTTACTAACTACATTTTCTATGCTTTCTGTTTCATATCCACCATCAGGATCTGTTGCATAATTTCTGTAATCTGTTTCTACTGCTTCAAATTCTGTTGGAGTTTTACCTTTAACACCTTCTTCTAACTGACCACCTCTAACTTCTAGTGTTACGATTGCATTTCCTTGTTCATCTACAACATGTTTTGTTGGATCATCAATATCAACTCTAACTGAACCACTATCTAAATCACGATAAACTACTGCTGTTGAATCTTCATCTATTTTTGCCAGATGGACAACCTCTCTATCTTTTGTAGCATATTTTTTAGTTACATCTGTACCTTCGTTAACTACTCTTGTAACCAAAGCGTCGAACCATTTTGGTTTACCAGCAGCTGAAGGTGTTGTTATAATTTCTTTTGCAGCTTGGCTTGCGGCTCCTTTACCTGCAAGTTTTAATATTCCGGTTTTAAGCGCACCAATACCTGCACCAACACCACCCATTAATTTTAAAAATGCTCGTCTGTTCATACCAGTTTTTAAACCAATACGACCTCCCATAGCTTTAATCTCTCTACCACCCATGATACCTTTAGATGTATCAATCACGTTGCCTTCCATGTCGACAACTTTATCTTGTTGTTTGATTCTCTCTAATGCCTCTTGTTTGATTTTGATTTTTTCCAAACCATCTGGTTTTCTACCAGTCACTTTGACAAAACCTCTTGTCAGTCTTGAGATCATCTGTGGTAATGTAAATAAAGCCATTAATAATAATTCCTTTTACGTTGATCGACTTTTTCGTCGATATAATCTTCAGGGTGTCCGATCAGACCGCCCTGTCTGAATCGCATGATAGCTTGTGTGGT